TCTTTATATGCTTTCTCTGAGATAACTCGCCCTCTTCAAAGATACTCTTTAAGCACTCAATCTTTTTCTCTATTACAGAGATAGCTTCCATGCCCTTACCAAACTTCTCATCAGTCAATTCTAAAATTATCATAGCTTTACTTTTTAATTAGTTCATAAATCTTATCCAACTTATCTTCCAATAAATCAAGTCTACTATCTCTTTCTTTATCCTTAGCAAACTGAGGGTTAAGTTGTTTTAATATATTCTCACACTAAGTGATATTCTCTCTATAGGTACCTATGTTATCTATAATGTTCTTACTATTCTATAGTAATACTTCAACTTCATTCTATATATTCTGTTTAGTCTCACTAAGAATAATCTTACCATTACCATAAGATACCATATTAGCTGCACTAGGTATAGAGTTAAACTCTTTTACCTCATCATCAATCTTTATCTTCAAATCCACTGTGCTTGAATTGTTCATAAAGTTAGGACTGTAGTTAGTTTTAGGTTGGCTTACAGCCATAACTTCACCAATCTTATACTCAGGCTTATTGGATTTATCAAGAATATAGATTGTACTTCCTTGATTTAATATTGAGAACATAATATTATGCTATTGTTCTAGACATTAATGCTAATATACCTCTAAATCTATCATTGAATACATCAATGATATTAACTCCAATCAACTCTGCAGCAGTTACAGGAGTACCATTAGGCAGAGTTAAGGCCCTTGTGGTACCATTTAATGTAAGTGTTACAGGCAAAGTAGCTGTAGTTCCAGTAGGAATGACATCATCAATAAAGATAGTCATATGTCCTACTGGCTGTATTCTACGAAAACCTAAAGCTATATCAACAGTTTCTGTACCTATAGTAACATTAGTTGAACTCAGATAAGGAATACCACCTGCATTTGTTGTAACATTTGTTGTACAAGCCATACTTTTTACCTCCTATTATCCTTTATCAAAATACAATATTGTTACCAAAACCATTACCAAAGTAACCATTATTCCAACCATAACCACCTACATAAGGAGTAGCATTAGCAGCTATTAAGTTAGGCCACTGTACAGGTACAGTGTTAGGTTGCTTTGCAGCAATAGCATCAATCTTATCATCCAAAGCATGGAAAGCAGCATTGAACTGAAGAGTCTGCTTGTCATTACTAATTTGATTTCTCAATTGAGTGATAATATCACCCTGAGTATCAATCTTATTCTGTAATTCTCTCTCCTTCAAATCACAGAACTCCTTAGTAATAAGAGTGTTTTGAGCTTGAATAGCACCAAGGATACTGTTAGTATTGCCATCAGCCTATCTAGTTAAAGTGTTAGTTTGCTGACATACACTAAGCTGATCTGCAGCCTCATTCTGAGCAAGCTGTAATCTTATACTAGAGTCATGAGCAGCTAAAGAAGATTGCAATGCTGCAGTTTGGTTTGCAGTAGCAAGTCTATTCTCACAGCAGCACTCACAGAGTTGTCTACTCAATGATGCATCACCCTGAAGAATCTGGCTGATAATCTGCTGACCACTTAAGCCAATAGTACCATTCATATTAGCAAGTGCTACATTAATAGTATTAACTCCATCTCTTACAGAGTTAACATCAGTATTAAGCATACTAGCTAACTGAGAAAGTGCATCAGCTCTACCATTGATAGCCTGTAAAAGTAAGTCTCTACCAGCATCATTGTTAAGCTGATTAGCAAGAAAACCAGTACCATTACCATTGTTACCCCAACCATTGTTACCATTGAAGATCCAAGGGAAGAGTATCCACATAAACATCATCCACATCCAATTACCACCATTACCAAAACCTCCGTTTTGAGATAATGCCATCATCAGATTAGGATCTAAAGAATTACCTGCATTGTCAGGTATCATGTAAACATTACCATTTGCCATTGTAGTTAAATTTAAATAGTTATACAATCTTGTGAATTCACATCACAAAATTATATTTACGCAAATGGCTTTACTAACAATGCTATGTGTATAAAATAAAAATACCCCATTGCTCTCGCAATGAGGTACTTAAATCAATTAATTAATCAAACAAAAACGAAAAATGTTACTATATAAACCTATCCAAATCTTTCTTATACCATCTTTTTTCTTTAAAGCCTATTACTTTCTTTCCTTCTGGTAACAAACCTTCTCTAACCATATTGTCAAACTTAGCTCTACTTATATTAAGATACTAACAAGCACTATACTTACTCATACCTTCATCTTTATGTGTATACTTTCTCAGACAATCTATAATATGAACTTCATCTTCTTCATTAATATTTGAATTTCCAGAATCAATATTATTAATTATCTACTAAAGCAGTATCTTTATTTGATTTAACATAGCTATAAGTAATAAGCATCAAGAATATAAATGTGATGACTAAATATAAAATCAATAAATTCCTGTCATCCAATGGTATCCCTACATAGTAGTCATATGTATTTAGAATATCATTTACTACTACATAGTGTAGTGGCAACCTATGATAAGTACAAAATTTAAAAAGATAGGAGGACACATACAAGAAAAATAATGTAAGCAGTGACGTACCACCAACATAAGCTAGTACTTCTAAATCTATTCCAAAATATGAGAAAACGGTGTTCAAAAAACATATTAAAGCTAATATAAAAGGAATGAATTTTATTAGTATAAGTTCAACCTTATATAGAGTTTTACTTTTTACATCTCTTGATTTTTCCGCCTTTACCATAAGTTCTTGGTTTAGCTGTTACTCCTGGCTTAGGAACTACAGGCTTTGGTCTTCTTTTACTTGATTTTTGTTTAGCCATACAAAGTTATATCTTTAAAGATTAACAATCAAATTATTTAACACTATTTAATTAGGAATCTGCTGTTTCAACTGTCCATCCTGTTGGAATACCATTCACACCAGTTGTTGTCCAAGTTGCTGCACTATTCTTAACAAATGTACCTGAAGATGCTACACTACCTACCCAATTGTTTGTATAGTCGGTTGAAGGTGTGGTTCTGAACATTGCCTTAATGTAATTAAGACTTGAACATCCGTTAAACATATTATTATAACATCCAGTCTCTAACGTTGTAGCAGGTAGTGTTGGTGCAGTAGTTAACGTAGTACAATTATAAAACATTTGGTAGTAACAGTTTACTGGCGCTGTATTAGGTAAAATTAAGTTAGAAGCATCGACAATTTTACAAGAACTGAATAAATTTCTTGCTGACGCTGCTTGGGAACCGACTGGAGTAGGAAAACTATCATAATTAGTAAATTGATCTCCGTAAAAAATACTTAAGATATTTCCACTTATATTAACTCTATTATTTATTTTAAATTTTATTTCCTCAGTAGAAACGTAATAGTGATTTCTATTGCAATAAACTTGCAACTTTTGCCCAGTCGATAAACTATATAAATTGGTTGTTCTAACAGCATCAATCCTAACAACTTTTGATTGCCAATTTGTTTCATTATCAACTTTATAATAGAAAGTTACAGTATCACCAACTTCTTCTGAATTAGTATAAATACTTATTGTTGCGTCTTCTAACGCTTCAAAAGTAAGGTAATCTTTACTATAGTCATGCTATGATTGAGGACTTACTCTATATTCAGTAATAATAGTCTCAGGATCACCATCTATTATTACTTTAGTAGATAAATTAATAACACCATCTACATTACCTACTATACTAATATAAGGCAGAGTATCATGATAAAATAAGTTACCATTTTTTACTAAATTAGGATCTCCACTATATATTATCTCCTTAAATAAATAACCAGCATTTCTTATATGTCCTCTTTCATCTTCAGGTACTGATAGACTATCTGTGGCTGTAGATTTAATTGTATCAAAATAGTAAGTCATACTATCATCTTCAATTGATGACTTTACATATCTATAAATCTACTTAGCCCCATTAATATAGTAAAGGTCATTAGGCTTAAGCAAATTAACATCGCCATACAGAATAGGTTCTTTGTTAAGTATACCTACTCTCTTTATTGTACCATAAAGCTGTTCAGGAAGCTTTAATAAGTCACTTTTACTATCTATCTGTATCATTGTTTCTTAGCTCTTTTACTAGTTTCTTTCTTTAGTTTCTTATTCTCGCCTTCCACTCTATCCACTTTATTTCTCATCCAAGTAAGAAGCTCAGCTTGTAACTGGTCTACTTGTCTGCGTAAATCAGCTACTTCTCTCTCCAAGGCTGCATTTCTATTAAGCACCTCTTCAAGCCTGCTCTTATTATCGTCACTTAAATGTTTATAAAATTCTAAAGAGGATTCCATATTCTCAATTACATTATGATCTACTTCACTATAGTATTTCTTGCGTGCTAATACCCAAGAAATAACTGTTGTTATTACACCAATAACGGCTACAATTATTGTACTCCAATCAAGTTCCATATTACTTTGTGTATTGAATGAACTTCTGTTCTTTTAGTTTAACATATGGGTTCTTCTCAAAAATAGTCACCTCTGTAACAGTATGTTTCTTCTGGAACCACCTCAGAAGAAAGAATTTTTTAGGTGGGTCTATTGTTTCTCTCCTAGTGTTTACTACTATGTACTTTTCACTGGTAAATTCTGGACTGACAGCTACTGTGCTGGGATATTGTAACCCAACTCTAACGTTATACCATTCATTGTTTATAGTAGTATCTAACGCAAAATCTTTTTCTTTAAAGATTGTATCATTAACTACAATAGTATCGGTAGTGTTTATATATTCTTTAATGTAATGTGTGTTGACTATATTCTTTTCTTTAATGCCATGTTTCTTAATATAATCTAGCATTTCTTTATCAACAGAGTCCCCATATTGTTTAACTTCATTGATTGTCATATTATACGCTCTTACTGTGGTAGTATCACTTTTATGAGCATATGCTTTATTATTCTAAATAGCTCTTGATAGTTGTTGGTTCAAGCTTTGATACCTGTTATAACCAACAACTATTGTGGCTATTAATGTCAACACTATACCTATTTGTATTAAGTACTTTTTCATTGATTTTGACTATATGTTATACTGTCTAATATTAACATTTGTAACGCATTTGTAGAGGGATTATACAAACATATAGCTTTTCCATTATTTACTGTAGTATAATCGTACATATTTTCTATTTGAGCATCTAATTCAACAAGCCCTGAATCAGTATTAACTACTTGAATTATCCATTTTCTGGTACTGAATTCCTATATTGTTCCTTCTAAACCAAACAAATATATCTATTCTAATTCATCCATAGATGCTAATTCTCCCTATTGAAGTGCTATATCGTATGCCAAGTTACCTTGAGAATCTGTACCTATTGACACTTGACCTATAAACGTACTTTTGTTTACTCTGTTGGTATTTATTAATTTCACCATCTTGTTTAAAGAAGTATTCCAGCGATACAAAGTATTAGTTACAGAATTACAATATACTACATTAGGACTTGGATCTAAAGTTAGTAATATTAAATTCTCTCTGTTTTCAGTACTTGGATCAATATAAGACTTATAATCGTATCCTATTTTTAATTTGTTTATTGTTGGATCAAACAATACAAATATTGTATGACTTCCTACAAACTCTCCATCATTTCCAGAATCAGGTGTGGTTGACTATAATATTACGCTATACAGATGAGTTATATCTGCCGCAGTAATCTCACCATCTTCGTTCAAATCAATAATTTTGTTAGTTCCTTCTCCATCAACTTGTAATACAATACCCAGAGCTTCATATGTTTTACCATCTATAGTTACAGGAGGATCATTCATATATAGCTGTGTAAGTATTTCAATTTCCTTACTATTAACAATACCGTCATCATTATAATCATACCTAACTAAACCATCTAACTTACTACCCATAGATTTTAAAACAAGCATCTATTCTTCTCCTTGCTTTAATCCTTGATATATATTTCCATCATAATTAACATAATCTAAATGAGCATATTTATCATTAAAATTAAAACCATTTGTAGCCTAGGAAATTAAACCATTTACAAGATCACTTGTTGTTAATGGATGAATTTTTATATTGTTATATGGAGTATCATATAAATATAATGTGTTAGGGATTATATTATCATTACCAGTAATATGATCATCCATATTAAATAATAGATCTCCAGTAAATAGTGGTATCTCTTGCACATCTTCTTGTAAGCCGGTATCAGTGTATTTATATAACATTATAGCATCTACACCGTGAGCACTTTGCATATTTCTTATGAAGAATGTTTTATTTGCTCTAGATTCTGCAGTATGATAATCACTATTAAATATTTCAGATGTTACAATATATACAGCTCTTTTACTTCTACTTATATTTGCTACTCCATCTGATACAACGCTATCACCATCAACCTGTACGTCAGTTACAACTGTATTTATTATTTCATTTATTCTATTATTTAGATATTCTTTATCTACAAATTCTCTTATTTCTGCCTTTTTAACGTTATTGCTGATACTGATGTTGTTTACATATGTAACATCAGCATTCACACCATTTGTGTTTACAACAATATCTCCGTAAGACAAATTTATTTTTGTATATTCGCTATTTGTTGTATACTTTCTAATATAAGATTCACCAACATATTTACCAATTATATTATTGTGAGATTCATATACCCAATAAGTATTATTACGTTTTTCAGGTATATTGTTTAAGTGAGCTTCAGTTGAAAACGAAGCTTTCTTTATCATTAAGCTTATATTAGATAAAGCAGTATTAATTCTATTAATGGTATCTTCAACATTATCGCCATTAATTAAATATACATCTTTAGCTCTAGTTATAGGGTAAACTTTATTTCTATTATTAGGGTCTCTTTCATCATAAAGTTGTATAATAATATCACCGTTGGGTAAGTAGTGATCTACTTGAAATCCTAAACCATTACTACCTTCTCCACCACCACCAAATAGTACTTTCCAACCATCTTCAAACATCTTAACTCTATATTCGCCTAAGATGTATCTACCTGTTTGTTCATCTTTAACAGGATCTATCCACAGTACATTCTTTACTGCTGGTTCTTTTGTACTTAATACTAAATCTCTAAAGTGTTTCATATATTATATTATTTTAGTCTGTTTAATTCTAAACCATTACTTATCATATTAGCAAGAATATTTCTCATGAAGTCTTGTTCATTTTCACTATTAGCATTACGGTTAATATGATTTATATATGCTATTATTTGTTTTAGCATATAATTGTTTTCTCTTGTTAATTCTAATAGTTCATCAATTCTATCTTTCATTAATTCAAATCATCTTTCATTGCGAGTTATTCTTCTGTGAGGACTTTCTTGTTGTTGATATAGATTGAATCAGGTTTTTCAATATCTACTTCTATAACGAGACTACTGCAACTGTAAAACATACCACATGCGGAAATTAAAGTATTGTTATAAGATGCAGAGTTAATTATAGTATCACTTGCACTGCTAAATAATACATTTTTAGTTAACTCAAAACTACAACTAATTCTATTTTGCCAAAAATAATTATTATCGTCAGAGTCTTTTAAACTGCCATCCACAATATTTCCATCTAAATTAAAGGAAAAAGTATAACACCAAGTATCAGAACCGTTATTTTCATCATAATAACCATCAGTACAAGGTCTCACAAACTGCACATTCTTGAAGTCATAACCCACATCATTATTCCACTCATCAATAAGTCGGTAGATTACACCACGACCTTCCTCTGTAGGAGGAGTATTATAATTTATACTCTTTATACTAATGCCAAAAGGACTGGCTTGTACAGTAGTAGTACCAAAAGCAGTATCTATTGAATAAAGTGTAGTTTCTGTATTTATATTCTTTGTATTGACAAAAAGTTCAACCATATCACCTGTATGAACTTCTTCTAATCTTATCAGCTTAAAATATGTTACACCATTTGCTATTTGTGTTTCATTTGTAAGAGTGTAAACTACATCATGCGCAGGAATGGTTTGTCCAAAGTTAGTTCTCTCTGGATAATATACAATAACTTTTTCAATATCCCCTATTACATTATCATCCGCCCAAGCAAACCTACTCTTATCATTATCCAAGCAGTACCACACTTTCCATGCAGATAAGTTGGAGTTTTGGAAGTAGTTGTAGGTTTTAGGTCGATCTAAACAAAAAGAGTCGTAGCCTTCTATAAAAATCGTTTTCTTTTCATTATCAACAACTAACTCGTCAAGGGCAAAGGCACAACCAAGTTTAGTTTCGGTGCTTACAATATTAGCCATATCTATCCCATATGGATAAAAGTAACATTTAACAGTAACCTCATCGTCAAAAGTAACATCATAAACATCAGTAGGATGCTCCATCGCCCAACCTTCTTCTGCTAACTTGTTAGCACTTAAAGCAAGTAATACAATATCAAACTGATGACCTGCTGAACGAGTGTTTTCTTGGGTTGTGGTGCAGTTGTAGTCGGTGATACGATATAAAGCACCTGGAGTTAGTTTGCCAGCATCTCTTTTATCTTTTAATTCCTACCAAGTAGTAGATATTACACCGTTGGTTGATGAATCACCACCTGCTGTTAAAGGAGTCCAACCTTTATGCGTAGATTTATATAAAATATTATCCTTCATCCATAAATCATTAGGATTCTCTGGTGGATACTTTTGTTCAATTATATTTCTTATATTTTTCATTTTGTAGTACTACTAGATTTTTGTTTATTAATTTGCATTCTCTTAAGTTCAGCATCCTTTTGATTCTTACGTTTAGTTTCCTCAAATTGTTGCTGTTGTAGTTTGAACTCTTTCTCATCTAAAGTATGTTTGAGATTGAATTCCCTTGCTTTCTCTGCTCTGTCTTCATCAGCAGTATTGTCAAGCATTTCAGTATATTCTTTACTAAAGAACTAGTCTTGCATAGCTTGAGTTTGTATTCTAGCTACTTGTATTCTAGTTTCATTATCTCTAACATTAGCAGCTTCCTTCTGTTGAAGTTCAGCTTCTTTCTGTTGCATTTGAGCTTGTAAAGCTTCTTGCTGTGCTTGCATCTGCTGTTGTTGCATTTGCTGTTGCATTTGACGCATATCAGCTTCATTCTTTTCTATCGCTCTTTGTTTCTCAGCTATAGAAGAAGTAGAATAAATCTTCATAATAGTAGAGAATGACAATGCTTGATTTTGTAAAGCAGCTTGAGCAAGAGTTTCAAGTTGTTGATTAAGTTTCTCTGCTAAGTTTCCATTCTCAACAACTAAACCATAATCATTCTCTGCAAACTCATCTCCATCAATCTGAACCATTGCTACAGAACCATCATCAAGTAAATATTGGAATTTATCATTCCTACCTTTTAGTGCTACCTTAGCTGTTTCAATAAGGCATTCACATACTCTACGTTTTACATCTTCGTGTGTAGTAAATACCCATTCAGTAATGTGTGAAGATTGTAATGTAGCTCTTTCTACACCACCAACTGTTTCTCTATTTTGTATCTAACCTTCACGTTGAGGTGTAATACCAATCATATCAGCCATCTCTTTCTTTAACCATTCAAGTATCTATATATAACCTTGAATAGCATTACCCTAATCAGCACTGATAATACCACTAGAAGCATTGTTCATAGAACCTGCTAGTTTACCTGTAGCAGCACCTATATTACCTTCCTCAAAACTATTGACAACAGCTATACCGGCATTCTTTGCATAGTATAACCATTTCTCTATATCCCAACCTTCATTCTTAGGTATCTTTGCTAAATCTAATTGTATAAGATTACCCCAATTTCTAGCCATAAGTTTATTTAATCTATCATGATAGATATCATAGGCATAGTTATAAGGTTTCATCATATCTACCATAGAATAAGGTTTACCATCAGCAAAGTTGTAAACATTACCTATAATACCAAAATGACATCTACTTGGGTTAGATAATCTATTATACTATATAGGTCTAGGTCTCATATTTACAAATATATCTTTACCTATCATAGTACCTTCCCAAGCTTCATTTACCCAGAAGATTTCTTCTTCTTCACCCATAGCTTCATCTATAATGTAATCTTCAGTGTAGAAGTTGAATTCTTCTTCTCCTGTCTCTTGATTATATGACTTTACTCTCTTTATCTTTCTTTTAGATTTCCAATATACTTGAAGAACTCTAATGTTACCTGCTAAATCATAAGGCATTAACGAATCATTCATTCCTGCATTACCTGTAGGATCAAATAACTCATCAACCATAGTACCATCTTCTTCAATAAAACCTCTATGTATAAAACCATATCTAGGATCTATATTGTCCATCTCATCTACAGCACCTTTATCAACATTATTAGGTGCTTCTTCAATATGTTTTATATCTTTGGGCGATAAGACATCATAATATGTATCTATAATTTCACCTGGAGACATATAATCTTCAAGTATAACTATATCAGCATCTTCTGCTCTATTCCCATATCCTGATTTATATAGTCTTATTTTGCATGGATTTATAAGTTCTACAGTAGGCTCTCCACCTATAATATCAACTTTATAGAACTCTTCACCTACAGCCATAGCGTACTTAAAACCATCGTTAAATAACTTTGGAAGATTCAGCTCAAGCTCATAATGTCTTAACAGATAGTTAGCACGTTTTTCACGCATATCTTTCCATCTATATGTGAAATATTCAGACATTTCTTGCATCTTAGCACTGAATTCTTCTTCAGACTATGATTGGTTTTGTATCTCAAGTTGTACAGCTTCCAATACTTCCTATCTCTTTGTTTCTTCTATAGCTGATATACCATTTGGATTAGTAATAATCACCCTATAATTAAAACCTCTATTAATCTCTTCGCCTTGAAGAAGATTAAGTTTACCATTCATTATAGGATAATGCTGTATATTATCAGGTATGAAGTTTCCTTTGAGTTTGGATGGATTGACTATAAGTGATAAATCCTCCATACTAAGTATACCATTGATAAGATTAATGTTTATCATCTTATGCTAAACAGAATGCCTTATCAATGACATGTTAAAGTATGTCTTATCATTTGCCCATTGTACACAATTTTTTCTCCAAGCCTTGGTTTTAGACCTGTAAGATAGTGTCTATTTAGGAAAATTTATAAAATCACTCATATTGTATATAATATATTATAACACGCAAAAGTATAAATAATTTATAGTTGTTACAACCTTATAATTAAATTCCTTATTGTTTAAAAACATTTATATTGGAAAAATCTATTTCTGCCATATGTGGATGATAATCTAAAATACTATTGTCTGTCTTCTTTACATCCTACATAAAGAATGGATCTGATGCTAAAGTTTTAGGTTTATTTTGTATTTTACCTTTAATATCTCCTTGATACATAATCATTCTTTCTTCACGAAGTAGCATACACATACCTAATGCTCTAACTCTATCCACATTTATATCAGGGTTGAATAGAATTAACTCTTTAAGTAGTGCTCTGTTTCTAATAAAAAATAGATTAAACACTTCTATCTGCTTCTCTTCTTCACCTTCTTTTATGGTAGTAGTTACAGGTTTTATCAACCAATTCTTTATCTATTCGTTAGCATAGTTATTAATACCTGCAGTAGCATTTACACCTTTAAGTTTATTACCATAAAGCTACCCTTTAACCATATCTTTATCACGTAAGTAATCAGGACAATCTGCCAATAGATATAAACAATTCATTCTACTGAAATATGCAAACATACCTTTCTTATTATTCTCATAAAGACAAGACGCATTGTAGAATAACAACATTAATCTTATTTTCTCATAGCAATCATCAGCATAGTCTAATCTACCAGTCCATTCACATACAATTTTATCTGTCCATAAATCAAGTATTATACAAGATACAAGAGATACAGTACCACTAACATCATCATCAATAGGGTCTACTCCTGCTATATATCTATGATTAAATACATTGCCTTCTTTATCTTTTTCTGGCATCTTGAATATCTCAATAGCACCATTAGCTTTGTTATCTTTTAATGGGAATTCACGTAGAGGTTTATCATTAGTTGCTACCCAAGATATCTTACCTGTTTTAGACATAGCTAAATCACCTACATATACATCGTCAAATTCTGAAGGATTGTTATCTAATTCATTCAATCTTTCATTAAGCTATGTTACTGGGAACATGTTACCTCTAGTACGAAGTATAGCTTCTTGTGGTGTTATAGGAATCTCAGAAATCTTCTTTGTTATAGCGTTAATGTTTGTAGAATTGTACTTTACTACATATCTTTCATTATATATTTCAAGTAAAGCTTTAGTAACATCTGAATTACCATTCTCATCATAACAATTAGCTCTATTGATATAACCAGGAAAAAAGAATGTAAATTCACGTCTACCCTATCCTTCTTTATCAAATACATTTGGTAATGGGTAAATATTATAACCTTTAGGATTGTACATCAACTCCTGCATGGAACTAAAGTCTGATTCATTATCACCAGATGTACCATACAAGAATATTAATCCCCATACACTACTACCATCCTATACTGAAGGAAGAAGTACCTAATATAGATTTAAAAGACGTGGGAATGTTCCACTTTCTTCAAGTAAATATAGTACACCTCTAGAACCTCTCAGTTTAGATTCATCATCTTTTGAAGTAATGCCTACAACACTGTTTTCACTACCTTTTCTTACTCCTGTTTCTTTATCTTTATAACCCATAATCCACTACATATTAGGTAGGGAAGATGTGATAGTTTTATTAGGAAACTATGTATTCATAGCACAAAAATCTATATAGTATTGAAACATATCCAATACTTGATTTGCACCATGTAGATACTTCTTTTCAGATGCTGTTACTACACATTGCACTTTCTTACATACTTCGTAACTTTCACCTAGTATAAACCTTTTAGCAAGTAATGATGCAGCAGTAAAAGATTTACCAGATCCACGTCTTGAAAGTTCTGCTGCATGTTTACCATTCTATCTACACTGATTTAAATAATGAAACTTATAATAATGTCCTTCCCAAGCTTTAGGAAAATCAACAGTTCTAATGTCTTTACCTGTTTTATCTTTTTTGATTAACTGTATAGGACAATAGTTAAGAAAGAAATACATATCTCCTGTAATCCATTCACCATCAGATGGACGTATGTATCCTTCAAAACATCTTCTTATTTCTTCTTTAGCCCACTTATAGTATTCACTATTAGGATTAGGGTTAGGTCTAAGTTTAGTATAGCAACCATTCTACTAAAAAAAGATTGCTGAAGGTCTGAAATAATCCATGTCTTCGAGGAGGTGTGGTTTAGTAACATCGATTATTATTTTACCCTCAGAATCTTTTTCTAGGTCTTTTGCTCTTGGTCTATCAGCTGATATTAGACTCTTAACAAAAGGTATATTATTGACAGCTTCTAGAAACTGCTCTTTAACTTCTTCTGGCTACTAATCTAAATTTAAGTCTTCATACTATGTTTGACATTTGTTCCACATTATCTACTTTGTCTTTTATTTCATCCAATTGTGAAAATATAGTACTTAATAAAGCAATATAAAGTTTATCTTTTTGATTATCGTCAGCTACACTTTTATTAACAGTAAAACGTTGTTTTACTATAAGATGGTTATCATTATTTACGTGATAATATATTTCAGCTATCAACGTTTTGTATGCATTGAATTGTGTATCTTCTTCATATTGTCTACCTATAAACCAACCATCTTTTGAATTATAGTTTACTTCCAACCACTTGTTTAAAGCTTTAATTAAAGTATCAATCATATTAATATTCCGTCATCCATTAATGTTTTATTTGCTGTACCACGCAACTTACCTTGTTCTTCAATTTCTCTGGTAATTGCTTTCTCTGCATCAATTACATCTTTTGCTAATTGAGGTATCTGTTTAATTGCAGAAGTTACACTATTTATAGTATATATAGGTTTGTTTTTATCATCAACTGCAGTTAAATCTACATCACGAAGAAATTGTCTAACTTTATCAATAGCTAACTTTGTATCTTGTAAAAGTAGATATGAAGTTGTTGTTGTATGTTTCCTATATATATCTATAGCTTCTTGTAACTTCTTATCAATCTTAAAATTATCAGGAAGCCCTTCTTGTTCTATAATAGCTTTAAGTCTTTCGTCTTCATCAATTATGTAATTATAACTACTTCTAGGATCAACTAAAAAATAAATTACAGACATTTGAGTCATAAATTTATCTTTAGTTTTTGACTTATCTGCTTTATATAAATCTCTGATAGGTTTAATAAGAAAGGCTTCCTGAGTAGGCTCTATTTGGTAGTTGTTATACTCCAGTATATGCATTAGGATAAAATTGGAGGTTTAACATCTGTAATAATACCTGGAGAATCAGACTTGGTTTCCTCTTCTTCCTCCCACTCTTCAATAACAAAATCAATGTCTCTGTCTTGAAGTAATAGGTATTCCTCTTTATCAATCTCTATAATGGGGAACTTATAAGACATAACAGGATTAGTTGAAATAACATCTCCCTTGATTGAATTGTCTTCATATTTCTTTACGGCGTATCTGGAAGGATTAATACATACAATATCTCCTACCTTAATATCCCTTACTGAGGAACCTACAGCCATAACAGTCTGGTATTCTTTCATAGTACCTGCTGTCTTAGTAACAAGACCACTAGTCATTACATCGTCCTCATATTTATCCATAGTTGTTACAACTGATGTAAACAACGGTTTAATTTTTTTGATTATCATTGTATCTTTTCTTTTGGTATTTAACTTTATTTGAATCAGTGTAAAATTTGCCTAATGAAGGCACATTAAAACTATAACTGTGGGGTTTATCTTCAGAGAAGTCTATCTCCTCAATTTTAGTTCTAAGGTACCTCCAATAAGCCTTGTATACTTTCTCCACAACTTCAACAGATAATCCTGCCTCTTCCGCTATTTTAGCAACTAAATCTTTATTCACTAAAGTCAAAACTCATTAATAAATTAAATTGCTTATTGTTATTTATTCTTGGTATGAATCTTGGATTAACCTTACCATCATTAAGGAAACCTACACCTTTTAAAGTACTGAGTATTACCTGTAAATGTGCAGGAGTTATGTTAAGTTCTTCTCTTATCTTCTTTCTGTTTTCTCTTGAAAGAAGTACATCGTTGAGTACTTTATCATCCTTAATTACCTTACTTAAATGTTGTCTGTACTACAATATCTTTGCAGCTACATCCATCTCTTTATTAGTAAGATTGTGGAATGGTTTCAAGAATATCATCCAATATTTATAGAAGTCATTTATTGAAGTAGGGATCTTTATTATATTATTGATCTTGCTCTCCATCTTCAGTTTGTTCCTTTATTTCTGTTACATCTAAAGTCTTTTGAAGTTCATCAATACATTTAGTAACAAACTCATCGTCAAACATATGGCTTTGTTCAATAATCTTAAAAAGATAATCCATACGTTTGAACATCAAAGCTGTATTCTTCTCATTTAAAGCTTCAACTAATTGTTGATTTCTACTATAGAGTTGGTCAACCAATTGAGTAAGTTGCTCTTGTGTTGGAGCATTCTGTTGATTAACTTTCTCTGCATTCTTTTTTTCAACTTTCTTTTTACCCATAATAGGTTTCATTTCAATAGTGTTTTCTTCCATTTCCATTTAAATATTTATATCCATATCTATTATAAAACATTTGTTCCCAGTTTTCTATATTTGTTGAAGCTATACTGGTAGAACCACAATCACAACAATATTCACTGTGTGCTATACCTTCAACATTCTTTATTTTTAAAGATAAACAATGCTAACAATAGTATACAGGTATCGCATCATATATTTCCTTTGTTAGGTGTTTCATTGTATCTCTTTTTTCTTTTATGTCTAGGACTCCTACTACTCTATAGGAATAAGATATCCTCAGATTTCCTTGGTTTGCGTATCAGAGGTTTGATATTTTTATTCTAAAATAGTTCTTTAGATATCTCCTCTGCATCCTATAATGAATAGTTGATATTATTCAGGCTCTTCATCGCTTTGATATATTAAAACATACTCACAATCATCTATCTTCTTAATATCAATTATATCTTCCTTAGTAACAGATTTACTGTTAGCAATGTCAATAAGTCTACGCATATTCTGCGCTGTTAAAACATGTAATCTCATTTCTTTTTCTTTTTACCTATTTGTGACATTATTGTAGCTTGCTTCTGTAAATCCTTAGCTCTAGCTTGGGCTATCTTAATAGCCTTGCTCATCCTTGATTTATCAGAGATAATCTCTTGATATTGCGCCATAGTCTGAGCATCCATCTCAGCCTACCAATCATTCTTACTTTTAGCCATAATCTCTTTTTCTTAGTTTACTGATATTTTATTTAAATCGTCCTACCAATTGATAAACCATTGTTTATCTCTTCCTTCTCCCTATACCAACGTATCTACAAGTGTAGCATACATTAAAGCTGTAGTAGCTAATTTATAAATCCACTCTTCTTTCATAATATTTAGGTTAAATTTTTATTCTTTGTGGTCCTTCTAGGGCTTGAACCTAGGACCTCTTGATTATGAGTCAATTGCTCTGACCTACTGAGCTAAAGGACCAAAATAAGGATGCATTAAACATCCTTATATTCTGTTTTTGCATCAAAGCATGGACATGCTTTGTTAGCAAATTCTCTATGACCATGAACTGTAGCCTTTGGATAGTCTTTCTTTAATTGCTTAATAAGCTTTAGCAAGCCTTCCTTCTGAGCAGGAGTTCTTGTATCTTTAGCCTTACCATTCTTATCTAAACCACCAACATATACTACACCAATACTATGTGTATTATGGTTTTTACAGTGTCCGCCAATTCTATCAACAGGTCTACCAGCATGGATAGAACCATCAAGATAAATAACAAAATGATAGGCAATATCTGACCATCCTCTACCACCTTGTGATACTGGCTTAGTATGAAATTTCCTAATTGCTTCTACAGTTTGATTAACACCTTCTTTGCTAGCAGTACAATGAACTATAATTTCATTAATACTTCTTTTAGTGGTCTTAGTCTTTACTGCAAGTTCAAATAAACTTGAGCCTCCTGTTAATGCAGCCCAAGTCTTAGGTCCTACGATACCATCTACCTGAAGATTATGTTCTTTCTAGAATTCTTTTACTGTTTCATCAGTAAGGGGACCAAAGATACCATCTATGTGCAGATGTAAAGCACTCTATAATACTCTTACCTCTTCTCCCTTGCTGCCTTTTTTAAGTGTTTGCATAAAATATATATTAAGAGTTAATTGTTATCAAATACAGCAGAAAGAACTTACGGAACCCAGGAATATAAGAGAACCTGCTGTGGGTCTGTTACTTTTATCTATCACTTTTCTATACAGTACTCCCCCAGAGATTCGAACTCTGTCCTTAGGTTTTAGAGACCCATGCGCTGACCAATTACGCTAGAGGAGAATAATGTTTCTGCAAAATTAATTACTTATTTTTAATAATCAAAATAATTGGTAAAATATTTTGTAAAATAAAATTAAATTTATAATTTTGCATTGTCATAATAAAAAACTTTTTGTAAGTTAATAATCAAAAGTGGACACCCTTTCTGTTCGGCAAACACGATTTTTTGGCAAACGCTTGGAAGCTTCAGTGCTTGTGAAAGTACTGAAGTTTTTTATTTATTTACTTATTTTTAGACTTCCACCTTTTGAAAATCTTAAATCTCCTATTTCAAAATTATCTCTTTTTGATAAAGGTATTATAGCTCCATTATCATCATATGTTATTCCAGCTTTATACTTTAACTAATTTGGATATCTAAATCCAATTACACCTGCTGGGTCCCAATCTCCAAATTGACGCCTTCCTCCATAATCTCTAACTTTGTTTATTATAAACCCATCTACATCTGGATGATAACGCATTATATTATGTTCTACATCTCTTGTTGAACCTGTTCTATATAATGTTCCTTCTATATTATAATTCCCAATATTAGACCAAAATCCGTTATCAGCATCTAATATAACAGGATTATTTAATGCTCCATATAAAGTTTTCATTCTTTCTGGATTAGGCATATCAAATCCACGTTTTGCTAGTTGATTATTTAAATATTCCTAAAAATTAACTAAATCATTCTAAGTACTATTAAAATTTTGTTCAAAAATCATTCTTGATTTTGTTAACGGTAGGTTATTTGACGGACTATAAGGCTAATAACCTCGCTTATTCATACTTTTATAATAATCTGCAAGTGTTTGAAATCCATTGTTTTCTGCTTCTTGTATATCTGCTAATGTTCTTCTAAATCCATCTAATCTCTGTTGTAAACCTTTTTTCCACAAATTACCATAATAATCTCTAAATTTAGCAACATCTTGCACAGTTATTGGTTTACTAAAGTAACTTGAAGCCATAGGTGCACTATCTGTAGTATATATAAATGAATTTGTTCCTTCAATTGTTGGATTAAATATATTAAAATTTGGATTGTACTAATCTGCAACTACATGTTTTAATGTTGCTGGATTCTATGTATCAAATGTTGGAAAAAGGAGATTATTATTCTAAGCCTATTCTATAAAATGATAATCTCTTAAATTCTGTATCATTTTTGTATCATTTCTTGATACAGCATCATAAAACAATTTATCCCATTTTTCTGGAGTTATTGCTCTATTATCTTGTGTAATAAAATATGGTAAATCTACTATATCATTTGTAGTTAATTCTGGGATAGGTTTGGTTGGTAAAGGAAATAAGTCTGCTGGTCCAACATTAATATCTCTTGGTTTAATTGGACTAGATAAAGAAAAATCAGGTTGTTGATAACCAGTATATCTATATCCAGTTATAGGGTCATAGTTAAATGCAGCATCTTCTTGATTTGACAATAAGAATGATGGTTCTGGATTTGATTGTCCTAATGATTTTTTCCAATATCCTAAATTAACATCTCTTCCAAATATTCTTTTATTTATAGGAACATATAAATCAAAATCTGTTGTTGATGCTAAATTTGGTTTTCCATCAACTAATGGAGTTCTAAATCCAGGATCTATTGTCATTGTACCTCTTCCATTATAACCTGAAACTGTCATTTTTCCTCCTGGTACTATTTGGTCTGCGCCATTTAATCCTTCCCAATTATACTTGCCTTTTCCTGTATTTACTATTACATCATATCTAGGAGAATTTCCATAATGTAATCTTCCTTTACTAAAATAAGGATGTATGTATTGTTGTGTACCAGTTAATGGATCAACTCCAGATCTTATTACTCCACTATCTATAGCATCCTATGCCAAACCTTTACCCTATCTATAATAGAAATTTTCATTTATTGGTATACGAAATCTAAAATTAGACAATCTACCAATTGCTCCTAATGCTTTTGCTGTAGCTATATCAGTACCAAGATTAAGGCCAAGATTTAATATAGGGTGTTCTGCTGCCCATCTTTCTCCAGCTTTACCAAAAGCACTGGCTATACCTACATTTTCATCGTTGTATGTTAAATCTCCTATAAAGTTATTAGCTGTACGTAAGAAACCATCATTACTTCTTGCTGCTCTTCCTACTGCACCAATCCAAGTACTTGGAGAAAGAGGTTTTAACATATGCATTAATGCTTCATCAGCTTTTGCTTCCTATCTTTTCTAATCTGCTATTCTCCATCTATTGTTAAATATCTACTATCCTTCATTGCGTTCCCAATCACTCCTATTATCAGGATTTAAGAAAGTCATATTATCTCTGTATGCTCTTTCTCTCTCCCAATTTTGCATATACTGCTCAGGATTAGACTCTGCCCTACTTATTTCCATCTCTCTTGTAAGGGGATCTGCTCCATATGTAGCATATGCAGCGTTAAGTATTGCTGTATTTCTTGTTATTTCTCTCTATCTTCTTTTATTTGCTTCTACATTCTATTGTGCTGCTACTTTTGGGGGAGTATCCACACGTGTGTTATCTGAAGGATTATAATTTATAAAATTAGGAGGTGGACCTGCAGATTCCATCCAGTTTAATATTCCTAATAGGTTAGGGTCAATATTAGCATTAGATGACTGTTGTGTAGGTTGTGAGTAGCTTCTTGTGCTTCTATTCAATAGTCTTTTATGCTATTGTCTGTACGCATTTATGTTTTCACCAGAACTTCTGGATTGCTGTCTTCTACTCCTATTCTGTCTTGCCAATAACTGACGATGTTGTCTTCTGTAAGCATTTACATTATAACCTCCACCAGCAAATAAATTTATAGGTCCACCATTAGCGTATAAAGGTGTACCATTACTTTCTCTTTGTATTTGTGTATATGGATCATTATTAAATCCAGCATTTCCCTATATAGTGTTAGTATAATTCTAACCAGCGTATGGATCAGAAAAATAATCTTTAGGCTACATCATTTGAGCCATTAAAGCATCTCTAAAACTACTATCTGTATAACCTACTAAATTGAATAAGAAATCTCTAAAGTTTAATCCTTGATCTGGTCCATTATCTGTTATTTGTTGTACATTGTGATTAGGTATTTGTACATAACCTGGTGGTAATAAATATTGTTTCTCTGTTTCAGGCCAATTAATTCCTGTTATAGGATATGCCTCAAACTATGGCATACTCCAATCAATCTAAAATGGTTCTTGGTAATATACTGGTGCATTACTACTATATCCTGCTGCAGGTGCTAATGCTTGTCCAGTTCCATTATTTGAATGTCCTCCAGAACCTTCACCTTCTTCTAAATCTGTTGGTGGTAATGTAGAATTTCCTTCTTCGTTTTTATTATCATTCTAATTATAGTAATCTAAATATTCCTACTATTCTCTACGTGCTCTTTCTTCATCAGTCTCATTAAGTATTGCATCGTTTCCTGTAGTAATTCTATCTGTATAATCAAAATCATAATCTACTCCTTCTGGAAGTTCAAATCCAAGTCCTATCTATTGGCCTGTTCTTTTATCATATACAACGGTTACTGGTTGAAGTTCTGCTATACCATTCTGTGTTGCATCTCTTAACTCTTTTCCTGTTTGATTCCAAAATTCAAACGCTCTGTAAGGTTCTGAATTTCGTGTTAATTTTGTAAATACATAATTGCCATTTTCATTTTGTTCAAAATCCTATAGATAGTACATTGTAAGACTATTGATATCTCTTGGTTTATATCCATAGTCTTGATTCATAATCCAATCCTAAGGTATAGCAGCAAATACTGTACGTGGCATATTTCTAAATTCACTTGGGAAACTTGACTATGCCATTACATTCTACCACAATGGATCTGATTGATCGCCTAATATATTTAATTCATTTTGCTTTTTTAATTGTTCATATTGTTGTGGTGTTATTTCTATCTGATTTGGTGCTTTGTTAGCTGGTGATAAGCTTCTATGTATTGTATAAGTTGATGTTTGTAATGGTGTATATGGTGCTATTCCATTAGACTAAAAGTTATTATACACATCATTATCCTATACATCATTTTCATCATTTAAATTATTAGTACCTTCAGCATATACATTAACAGGTCCACCATAAGCGTGCACATTAATGGATTGATTCATATAATTGTTTATTAATTTCTCAAACTATGAATAATCCATTAAATCGTTTATTGTAGTAGCATTTTTTCTCTATTGTCCTTGCTACTACATTAATTTTTCATATTCTTTATTCTTATATTGCTCTAATACAGATCCATCAGTTTTACCTTCTAATAAATCCCATGCATTTTCTGGATTATTATCATAAAACTATTTATAATAATATCTTGGATCTTTAGAAACATCAACACCTAATCGTTTAGACATTTCTTTCTACCATTCATTATATCCACCATTCTAAGATTGATTATACTAATATACAGCCTATGCTGGTGTTTTACCAGTTTTTATTCCTGTATTTATAACATTCAATCTATCTTTTATTCCTAAATCTTTATACATATCTATATAAGAATAACCTAATTAATATATTAAATATTAACTTATCAAAATCAACACTAACTATTATTTTTAAATTTAGATATAAAGAGACCTTGCCAATTTACTTGCTTTAATGGCAGAGTTGAGGAGTGATTTACCTCATACATTGTAGCTATTTACCCCGTTTATATATTATTAGTTCTCACTCTTAGTTATCCCTAGGGCTAATCACCTGTGCATTTTAGCTTAGCCAAATAAATAACATACAATGTATCTCTAAAATATGACTATATATATTATATATACGTATACATTATATATATGGTGCAAATATAGATTGAAAAAAAATAATATGCAAGAAAATAAAAAAATAAATTTTTTTTTCTAAATTTTTTAGTTATAAAAATTTTTGTTGTGGGTATGGATACGAGGGGTAAACACCCACCACCACCCCTGCTATTCATTGATGGGGTAAGGTACCCCCCATCAAAAAATAAGATTAATAGGTACCACATGTTAAATAAAAATAATAGGAGATTTTTACCATGCAGATGAAACTTTCAGAGTTTATCAACTCAATGAACCAGGATTATGGTGCAGATTTTAGCACCGAGTACCCCAACCAATTCACAAACACAGACAGTGAAGGCAATCAATTCACTTCTCGAGTTTTGGCTTACAAGACTTCTAAAACAAAAACTGGTTGGGATGATAATGGAAATGAAGTTACCAAACCAGTATTTGTAAACATTAGTCTTAGCAAGGCTATGTCTGAAGAAGTTGAAACCTTTGATACAGATTGGCTTTGTGATAACTCTAGTGTCATGGTAGATGTGGACCCTGCTTATCCCACATCTGCCAAAGTCATCAAGCAAGGTGGCAACAAAGTCAATGTAAACAAGTTCCGTAAGGCTTTTGGATTGGCTTAAGTCATTGAGTATCAGGGAGATATGTGAGTGCTTTGCACTCACTATCTCTTTTTGATACTTTTTTATACCGCTTATATTCTAAACCATATATATATTATAACTATTTTTAACCATTAAAACATTTATATGAACATACCTTATAGCATCATTAATGGTGTAATTATGACACCAGAAGATGCACGTGATTATGATTTTCGATAGAATTTCCTAATCAGGTTGTCTATGCTTCTCTACCAAAGTGAGAAGCAATTAATTTTATGACACATTTAGTTTTAGGAGTGTTCTCAATGTGCCAATTTATCAACTCCGAAGTTACCTTTGTTGATTTAAACTTAGGTTGGTTCTTAAACACCTTGAACCGTAATCAAATCATAAGTTGACTGATAGGTATGGACTATCAATCAGGCGTGTGACAAAATAAAGTCTCGGTGCACAACGAGACAAATGGCCTAGCTAGCACCACATTCAACCTGGCGGTAATCAATCCGAAAAGTTCGACAGTTAGTTTAGGTATTGAAGGGACTCAAAAATTAATAGTTTTGAGTCTCTTTTTTTAATAATGAGCGTGTTTGTTGCAATATAGTTTTAGGTGTAAAACGCAATTTATTTCTACATATAAAGATGATTACAACTCATTTATAACTGATTTAATTGGAGATAGTAATTGTCTATATTAAAGTATTAACAGTAGAATTTATAACTCTACTGTTAATATTTTTTTATACGCTCGCTAACGCTCGCTTGATTCATTCATAAAAACACAAAACAATTATGAAACATCTAACCATTTTATTAATTCTGATACTGAGTATCAGTTTTAATACGTATTCTCAAACGACATATGAGAGAGTAAACGACAACACTTATGTTGTTAAAACCAAACAAACAAACATAAGGAAATCAAACTATATTCCAAGTGGAATATTTGTAATTGAACCCGACGGCAAAAGATATGAAGTATATGTATCTGATAACAATAAATGTATTATTTATAGAATAAACAAAAAAGGAGAAGAATATAAAAAATACATTAAAGACCCAGATATATGTAGAGATGCTATTAATAATGTAAACAAAATCAGACAAAATACAAAATTATGAAACACATAATATACATTATATTAATTATAATATCTGCATTAAGTGGATATTGGATTGGTCAACAAACGTGGATATTTGATATAAATAATAAACCACATTACTTTAATACCGAAAAAGCAAGATTGCAAGAAGTAAAATACTGTAATGCGATGATAGAAGGTCTTCATTGGTATTATAGACAAGACACTGTAAAGTGGAATAACGAATTCAAAAATACAAAAGAATTCAAAAATATAGAATTAATCAACAATGGTGATTGGGAAGATTTCTATTCCCCTAATTGGAAATAACTATAAACAATAAAACTATGACACTACGAGAAGAAAATCAAGAATTAAGAGAAAGACTAGAGTCTTATGAAGCTTTGCTTGAGAAAATGATGGAGGGACCATTAAATAGTGGTACCATCACCTCAAAATCTGCCAAAGATATGTACAGAGTAACATCTGATGAAGGCAGAGATTCATTACTATTGGTTCATCCAGAAGTTGACAAATCTCTATTAAAAGAAGGTGCTAGA